CTCGATTGGGTGCGAAGTCTTTTTGAGATTTTAGCACTGCTTGATGAGTAGCAAGGAAGTATTTTCTTTATTCAAAAACTTTTTTTATTTTTTATTTTCCTTTTTTTTAGTTTAGGTTTTTAATTTAGTAAGATTAAGCTCCACCTTAGAGAGTGGCGTAAGGTATGAAAGCGACGTATGCTTCCCCTCGTTTAGACAATACTTAATTATTGACTAGACCGCTCTTTGCGCGGACTATATGGAAATATAGTGCGGTTGTTAAAATGTGCCTTTATGGCGTTTCTTTTTTTCCTTTTTCTCTTCTTTTCCCGACAATATTTCGGATTTATCCCTAATATTGTTATGTTTTTTTGTGGAGTAAGATTCGGACTTACACACGTGACGTTTTTTTTATTGGAAAAATAACGGCTACCCCATATTATTTTGTTAAACCTTCATGTAATGTTAATATTGGAACAACTTAAATTTGTGACCCACGATTGCACACCTCTGAGCTTTATTGGATTATAGATAATGAACTTTCTATATGAATATAAAGACAGGTGTAAAACGCATGACGCAACACGTGCAAGTTTAAGCCAATATGGCATAGTGAAGTTAGAACATATTAAAATATGGATCAATGTATCAAATGGACAAGTGCAACAATAATATAAATGGATTTTACAATGGATTAAATAATGGCAACGGTAACTCAGGCTTAAAAGAAATTTTAAGTACTGTTATGAAAAAAGAACGATTGAGTATCGATGGAGTGAATTTTTATGATACACTTCATAGTAGTGGTAAGCATTTCGTTTTAGATTATAGGACTTCAGTTTTTTTATCAATGTCTAGACAGAATTATTCTCGCAAGTTATTGGAAATTTCTTCACAAAGTAATCAATTTAAAGTGTATAAGATTCGTTCTGTTTTGGTTTTGGTTATTCGTAAAAGTATGTTTAAGGCTCAAGGTTTTTTTTCTGATTTATTAAATACTCTTCGATCTGTTACTAAATCAGCTTCATTTGTTAGTCAAACTTTTAAAAATGGTGATGCTTGGCTTTTGTTGATAGATTTAGTGACTATGTTATTAAATATTAGAGATGGATATCTCACTCCCACTAAAGTTTTGACTACTATGTTAACAATGTTTACTATGTATAAAAGACTCTCAAAAAATTTTTCTCCCCAGTTTTTAGGGGATACTTATGAAACTTTATCTGTTTTCCTTTCTTTGATTGGCGTTCCGGATATTTGTAAGACTACATTAACAACGTATGCTTCTTTGACTGGAAAACGACTTTTTACTTCTAATTTTATTTTTAGTTTGATTTCTGCTTTGTATAATACTTTTAAATGTTTTTTTAATTGGTTAGGTTCTACTAATTTTATACCCGTTAGTTTGATTGAAACAACAACAACATATATGGATTTGATTTTTGGTAATATTTTGTGTTATGATAAGATTAAAAAGGTTGTTGATGTTTATACTAAATATGTTACTAATCCCGAAGTTATTTTAAGACCTGAATTTCGACATGAGGTTACTACCTTACACGATTCCGTTAAAAATGATGTTATGTTTAATGATTATGTTACTAACCATGATAATAAATATTTTAAAGATGTTTGGCTTTTGTTTAATAATAATTTAGTTAAGTATGTTTCAACTTTTGCTTCGAGTTCTAAGGAAGAACCAATTTGTTTTGTTTTTGAAGGCGAACCAGGTACTGGTAAGTCTGTGTTAATGAATTCTTTTGTTGAAGTTTTGAAGAAAATGAACAAATCTATCTATGTTCATTCTGTTCCTCCTTCGGAGGGTGGTAAAGATTTTTATGATGATTATGAGAATCAAGAAGTTTTTGTTATGGATGATGTAGGTCAACAGGGAAAATCTCAATGGAGAACAATAATT